CACCTGTACTCTGCCTGTAAAGCAAGTACAAGCACCCAACTCATTTTTCCAAATCTTTACGAGCAAGTTCCAAATGCTGATACTTAAACCAAATGTTTGCAACAAGACCAACAAAACCAATTACAACACCACAGAGCGCACCGAACTCATTGGCTGTTAAACCAAAGAATACGGCACTTGTCGCACCGCCATAAGTGGCTAATGTTGAGGCTTTACCAGCTAATACTGATGCGGCTTCTGCGGTTTGCTGTTCCATGTTATGCGCTCCAAGGTGTACCAGTAGCTTTTACAGGGTTCTTCAGCAAAGCAATTTGTGCTGCTAAAGATTCCTCTGTAGCTTCCTTGTCAACAGATTCCCACACCCATGCCAATACTGTGGCTTCTGTAAGGTTTGCGTAGGGTACGGCAGGAGTGCCTTCAGCCCATGAGACTGTTGCGTAGGCAGAAGCGGTATGCTCGCCATCTACTGCTGTGCAAGTCCAATGGGCGCAATCGACATAGCCTGTTGCGACTACGCTCTCAAGTGTTGGGGCTTTCCAAGTGTATGTAATAGACATATTATTCCTTACAGGTTAGCGGCATCCAAGCGTGCCTTGAGTGATTCAATGATTGCTTGTTGTTCTTGAATAGCTTTGACAAGTGTTGGAATCAAGTTGGCATTAACTGCTTTGTAAGGCTCTTCACCTTCAGGTGCAGGATCTTTCCATTCTTCAATCATGTCAGGCAATACTTGCTCAAACTCTTGAGCAATAAAACCTCGAGCATTTTTAATGTTAGCGCCCTTACCTTCTTTCCAATCAAACTTACGAGGCTTTAATGCCATCACAATATCAAGACCATCATCTAAATCTCGGATGTTTTCTTTCAATCGTTGGTCAGAAATACCTGTAATTGTGGTACTTGTTGCAGAAATAGTACCGCCTAATCCAACATAAAAGCGATAAGCCCCTGCGCCTGTTGAATACAAGTAATAAGTAGCATCTGCATTTGTTGAGGTTGATTTAGTAACATAAAACTCACCTAACTGCCCACCTTGCCACCCAACAGTAGTTGCCGCTGATGATGTTTTTCCCACCAGCAAGTTACCGCTTGTGTCTATACGGGCTTTTTCTGCTCCTGCAATATCAAAAGTGTATGGATGGCTTGTGCTAGTTCCAACAGAAAAAACACCAACGCCAGAATGCATATACCCTTTTGCTGTATTTATTCCAACTTCAAAACTGAGCGATGGAGAAGTTACTCCAAGTCCCAAGCGCCCACTAGCATCCAGAGTCATTGCCTGAGTAAAGGTAATGGCGTTTCCTGCTGTGCCTGATGGGGCATATTGCCAAGTATGTGTTCCACCACTCTGAATATAGTTTGATGCAGAGTTGGTATTGCGGTATATCCAATTCGTTCCGTTGTAATAGGCGTTCTGCGAAAACCCACTATATGCGTTATTGGTTGTTCCGTAAAATGATGTGTATGCGTTTACATCAATGCTTTTAAAAGAGCTACCCCAAGCACTAGGAGATACTGCGACACCTAGATTACTCCCATCAAACTGAAGCGCAGTACCGCTTGTAACAACTTTAGAGCCGTTCAAATAAGGAACAGTATTGGCAGTACCCTGATTAAGCGTTAGGCTTCCAGACGAGCCAACAACATAAGGGTCATTAGATGTGCCAGATTGCCAGTCTTTCAGTTGACTCATTAACTCACGGATAGCATCGTTGATGCCACTCGGGGCACAACCCTCGGCCAAGTTAATGGAATCAATATCTGTATTGTTAGCGGGTGTACTAGAGAACTCGCTTATCTTTGTCTTCGCCATTTTGAACTCCTTGTTCGGTTGATCTGATTTTAAGCCTTGGTGGTTGACAAGGCAATTTGTTTATGAAAGAATTGGTTTAGGCTTAGACCTTGGGTGTACCAGACCTTAATAGTTCTAAGCCATCGGCTTCCCCTTGGATGTTTGCACTGGTACTGCGAATGTTCAAGGGGTTTTTCTTTGGTGGATATATGGAAATCACACAGCAATTTCTTCACGAACTTTTTGAATATCGTGATGGTCATCTCTTTTGGAAAGTTGATCGTAGAAATAACAAAATTAAAGGCAAGCAAGCAAGCCGACTTAAAAAAAGCAACGGCTATCAAGAAGTAACAATTAACAAAAAAAAGCACTACGCTCATAGAATCATTTTTATGATGTTTAATGGTTATTGGCCTGAACAGATAGATCATATTGATGGCAACAGGTCAAACAACTTGATTTCTAACTTGCGTGAAGCAACAAACGCTCAAAACAATAGAAACACAAAACTTAGAGTAAACAACACTACTGGATTTAAAGGAATTTATTTTCATAAGCAAAACAAAAATTTTGTTGCAAGAATTACAGTTGACTACAAAGAAATCCATCTAGGTTGTTACAAGACTGCTGAGGAAGCCAGTCAAGCCTACAAAAAAGCCGCATTGGAACTACACGGCAGTTTTGCAAGACTTGAGTAGCCATGTTTATTCCTTATTGAATACCGAGTAAATTACGCTGTTCTTGGTCTAAGTCTTCAATAGACAACAGACCCCGCATTGCAGTTGGTGCTACAGCCCTTAATGGGCCACCAGTAATTTCTGGAGTGCCACCATAACGCATCATATTTGCCAAATCCTCTACGCTACTTGTACGCATATTAGTAGCACCAACACGAGAACCTGCCGCGCCTAATGCCATTGGAATACCAACAGCAGGGGCCATTACAGTTGCGCCACCAGTAAACAATCCGCTTACAGGGCCAGTTGGTGCAAAGCGTCCAAAGAACTTCAACATATTTTGAACATTGCCACCTTTGGCAGCTTTCTCAATAGCATCTTGTTCTTCTTTAGTAAACAATCGCATTTTCTTGTCATTTTTGGCAAGTTGACGCAATTGTTTTGCAAGTGAATTTTCTTCACCAGACTGAGTAAATTTACTCTTATCTAACTTAGCCTCATTTAGCATATCCTCAAAGACTTCAGATTTCTTCATTCTTGAGTAAGCGTTACGAGCTTCAGACCACAATTGACCTGCGTTTTTCATGTCACCAGAAGCAATAGCGTCTTTTGGTACAGTCATCAAATAATTGTCGTAGTCATCCAAAAGAATAGATGCAATTCGTCTTTCTTCTGGGTCAAGGCTCTTTTGACCACCACGAATCATCTTTCGTAAAGCCTGAAGTTCAGTCCAATCTTTTGGTTGAGTAGTAGATGTAAGTTCCTCAATAGCACCAGAAATCTTTGGATATGCTTTAGGTGTATAACCCTCATCCCTCAAACCTTTTGCAATCTTATCCATTGAGTCAACAAACTCATCAGTTTTTAATTGAACACCAGATTGCTGAAGTTGGTTATATCTGTCAGTAGCAATTCTGTCTAATGCTTGAGTAGATAGTGCTTGTTCTTTTTGTGGGCGTTTAACACTACCAGCCATACCAGTAGCCAATGTAGTAGCCGCACCAACCAAAGGATTATCTGTAACTTCAGTAGCTGTTTGACCAGCCATAACAGCCGTTGGAGAAACAATTGCTTGAGTCTTTGGTGCTACAGCAAGTTGCTCTGTAACACCACGAGTAACTGGAGATGCCGCAGTAGTAGATGCTTTAATCAAAGATGGAATAGTTCTAGCTACGCCAGTCATTGACTCAAGACCTGCACCAACAACTCTCTCAGTTGGAGTTTGTGTTTCTGGAGCAGCAGGGACACCAGCTTTAGTCATCAAGTTTTGAATTGCTTGAGATGCTGGCATCAATCGCTTATCCGTAAATGGAGAAGCAACCATGTTAATAAGAGAATTTAAAGCATCAGCCGCAGGTACGGCCATAGAACCAATAACAGAACCAACAGGCCCTCCTAAAGAGCCAAGTTGAGCACCTGCTAAAGTTGGGGCCATAGCACGAGTAGCTAAACCTGCGCCACGCTCTAATGACTCTCTAAGTGATGGAGATTTTTGTGATTCACTTTTAGCTTGAGCAAGTGCATATTGATATGCTTGTGCATCAGTCAATTCTTTATCAGAAGTGACTTCGTATATGCCTTTACCTTCAATTGTTACTTCGTAGGTTGCCATAATCAACCTTTCCTTTTAACAGTAACGCCAACAGGTATTTCAGAATCTGTAAGTTGTGGAACTTTAGGTATTGGTGCAGTAATTTGATTTGCTGCACGACCAGAAGCAACTTCAGCAGATTTAAGCAAATTGTTCAAACGCTCTTGTTTTGTTTTAACAGTTGCTTCACTATCTCCAATTTGTGGGAAATAAGATTTCTTGTAACCAGCCAATTGCTCACGACTATATGCCGCACCAGTTCCCAATGTCAATGCCGCATCAAGTACATCCTCTTGTGCTGCCTCAACAATTTGTCGTTGTTCAGAATTTAACTTGTTTGGCAAGAAGTCTGTGCGTGATACAAATCTAGCAATCTCTGCAGCTGTGTTTGGCATAGCCGCTTTAGGGTCTGCGCCAATAGCTTGATTCATTTGTCCAACGCTGAAGTTTAAACGACTAGCCAATGTAGCGGCTTTACGTTCACCCTCTGATGGCAAGGTAATACTTGATGCACCAGCTCGCTTCAATGCTGTTTGATAGTCTAGGAATGAACCTTTGTAGCCTTGACCAACCGCAAAGTTATAACCTTGCAATTCAGCAGGTGTAGCTTTCTCTTTAGGTGCACCAGCAGCAACTTCTTTAACTTCACCTGTCAATGGGTCACGCTGATATTGCTTCTCACCTTCACCAAGTTTGAATGTCTCACCTGCCATGGCTTTCTGCATCTCAAGAGCAGTTTTTAATTGAGCCTGACCAGCAGGGCCAAGAGCCATCAATTCTGGTGCTACAGAGCCGATATTAAATCTAGCAGGTTGAGCCGCAATAGCTTGTGAATCACCAATGAACCTACCTTCTTCTTCAATAGGCATAGACTCTTTACCTGCTACAGCAGGTTGATAGCCACGCAAAAGAAGTTGTCTAGCCATTAACTCTTGCTTCTTCTGTTCTTCTTCTTGTTTCTTTTTCTTGAGCATCTCTTGCAATTGAGCCTTTTGTAATTGCTCTTGCAGACCGCCTTGCATAGCTTGACGATAAGCCTGTTGGCCTTGCTGAAGTCCCTCAAGCACAGACGATGCACCGCTACCGCCTTTGAACAAACGTCCTGCTAATGCGTAGAGTGCTTGGGCTTGTGCTTCATCACGGCTACGACCAATATCCTCTGGAGACATCCCCAAAAGACCCATTGTGTCAGCACCGCTAGTGCCAAAAATATCTAGTAATCCTGCCATGATTTAATCCTTAAGGGATTGTTTGGAAGTAAGGGTTAATGACAGCATCAGCATTTGAGCTACCACCACCAGTCAACCAATTACCAATTTGCGAAACTCCTTGAGCACCACCTAAAGTTTTGTAGATACCTGCCGCAGTAGCCGCACCACCTAATAGGTTTTGCCAACCAGAGGGTTGAGCAGCAGTCGTACCGCCTTGTTGCGCTCTACCCAATGGGTTGCCATAAACACCAGACAAGAAGTTAGCCAAGTTTTGCTGTGGCTGAGTTTGTTGGAAATTGAACTTAGCAATATCAGCTTGCTGTTGAGCGCCTGTGTAGCCTTCACGCATTTGACCTGCTTTGAGCATATTCTGAATATCAGCGTAGTCAGCTTGTGCCATTTGAGGCGCGGCCATCGTAGCCGCTTGTTGACGACCACGCTCATCAGAATAGTTTTGGTAAGCCAATGTTCCTGCTGTATCAGCCAAAGTCTTAGCAAACTGACCACTAGCACCTTGTTGCATGGTTGACATAGCACCAGAGCCATAACGACCCGCCTTAGATGCCGCAGAACCAATGTCGCCTAGTGATTGCTTGAACTTAGACTCAGCCGCTTGTGCCGCAGGGTTAAACGCACCTTGGAAGAAAGGGTTTCCACTTAGGTAGTTACCCTGAATAGTGCCTTGCAATTGGCTTTGAGCCGCACCAGTCAAAGGACTACCTTGAGAAGCACGTTGCTCCAAAGCCTGTAGGCCAGTCTGGGTTTGCTGTGATGGGCTTACATAAGTCTGACCACCATAATACTGAGGGCCACCGCCTTGGTATAGTTTCTGGGCTTCTGATAGACCATAAGACAGATAAGGCTGAATTGTTGGGTCAATGTTTGATGTAGTTGCTGTTGCCATAGTTGGACTCGCAGTCGGTGTTGCAGTTTGAGGTGTTGGTGCAGGAGTAGGTGCAGGAGCAGCTACAGGTGCGGGAGGCGCAGCCACAGGAGCAGGAGGAGGTACAGGCGCAGGCTCTGGTGTCACCACAGGAGGGGGAGGTGGTGGCGGGGGAGGAGGAGGTGGCGGTGGAGGCGCTACTGGCTCTTGAGGCGTAGTCAGCTTCAACATAGAAGCACCCTCTAAACCAGAGTTAGCAGGAGCTATGTTAAATGGTGTTTTTGCTAATGATGCGTCTAATGCTTGCTGTTGCTCTGGACTCATTGCAAAAGGATTTGCATTGAAATTAAAAGAATAATTCCCGCCAGACAGAAAGTTAGATGGAGGTTTAAGAGTCTGACCCATGTAATCGTCTCTAGCTTGACGATCTACATCGGGATTAAAACCGCCAGCCATTCGGACATAGCTTCCACCAAGGTCTTCCCAATAGCCTTCATCTGAACCAACTTTACGCATCTTTTCCTCCAATGAGTTCTGGACTGCAAGACGCGTCATCCTTGGACGCAATTATACCTAAATTAGCCAATAACAACATATTTATAGGTCTTGTCAGCAGTCGAATTTGCAAAATGGGATATGGTAGCCGTACCCTGTCCCTGTGAACTTGTGTAGATGTTTGTCAAAGCGTTAGGAGTGACAAAGTTCATCGTGGTAATCAATGATGCTGTAGATGGTCTAGTTGGGCTTGTTTGAGCAGGATAAAACTGTAAGGAAATGTTAGTGCTAGACGATGACCAATAAAGCTCAATATAGTCATTAGCTGCCAACTCAAGAAAGTAATTCCATCCAACAATCGTATGTCCATCTACGCCACCATGGGAGTTAGGGACTGAAATAACGCCTGTTGAGCCAACTACATTCGTGCCATTTTTACGCAACCATACATCTACATCATGGATTTGTGTATCGGTATTGTTAAACTGACCAGACCATTGAAAGTTATAAACACCAGCGTTCTTGACATTCATCCTTGAACTGTTGCTCAGAGTTACCCCATTGGAATAATCAGTAGTGTCCAAAGTCATGGCATAGGCAGTATTTGCCGTAGCAATTGTTTGATCTGCAACACTCTGGAAAGCCCCATAAGGCATTACATCGGCATAGGCCGCAGCAGAGTTAGGAACGAACAAAATAACGCTATCTACGCCAATCCTTCTGTCGTTCAAAGTGGTAGTCGTAGCACCGCCAGTCGCCAGAGTGATCGTCCCTGTATTGTTGGTTTTTCCGTCCATGATGCCACGGATAATCTCAGCAGTCTGACGCTGATCGCCACCAAACGGAGGAAGACTTCTAAACATTATCTAACCCCCTGACCTTGGAAATCTACATCCAAGGCAACAGCAGTTTTCCATTGACCAGTCGGTGTGATCTGGAATTGATGGAAATTGCCATTAGACCTTAGAGATACCCTGTTGTCAGAGTCAGCCGCTTGAGCCGTACCAAATACAGGAGCTGTATTCAATAGCGTTCTAGATGCCACAGCCACATTAGCCGAGCCTCCATCAA